AAACTAAACAAAAATATAGAGTTAAACCAGACGACAGAGAAGATTTTAGAAAATATTTTTTAAAGATTAATAAAAAACTTAAATTAAATCAATCTTTAGAAGAAGTTATTTGGATACACTTAAAAACTATAAAGCATGATAAAAAAGAATTGTTTGATAAAGGAATTGAACACTTTGGATATAAATTAAATTAATAGAGGAAGGAGAATACAATGAGTCAAAGATTAACTACATCTTTCGTTAACACTAACATTCCAGGAGCTTATCCTAATGTTACGGTTAAATCAACTCCAGTAGGAATTACAAGTACAGGAGATATCGTAATAATTGGTGAAGCTGAAGGTGGGGCAGATATTTCTGCAGAATCACTTAAAGATAACTTTTTTACTTCAACTCAATTAAACAGAGTTAAAGCTAAATACTTAAAAGGACCAATAGTAGATGCTATGGCTGCTTTGATTTCTCCAAGTAGCGACAGCAATATTACAGGTTCTATCGGTAAAGTATATATTGTTAAAACTAATGCTGGAGCAAAAGCTCAAGCTACAATTGATGCTTACGGAACATTAAAAGATAAAAACTTTGGTGTTGATGGGAATAAGTATTCTTATAAAATTACACAAATTGAAGCCGAAGTAGGACCAAGTAAAACGGGTTCTGCTCTATCTCCTTTTACTGCATCAAATTTTGACGGTCTTTCTTTTAGTATCAGAAAAGACGGTAGTGCAGCCCAAGTAATTACTTTAGGAACTGGAACACACGCTTCGCTTGCAGCTCTTGCTGCTGAAATTGATGCGGCATTACCTGCAGGATTAAGCTGTTCTGTGTCTTCAACTTCTTTAAAAATATCTGCTGACGCAGACGCTTCTGCAAACCAAAAAGGGTACGGTAAATCTTTTGAGCTTATCGACTCTACAGCAGGTGATCTAGCAGTTTTAGGTTTTTCTGAAGATCTAATAGTTTCTTCTCAAGAACCAGAAATTCAAATTGCTATTAATAGACAAGATACTAATACTAATGAATCTTTTGCTGTTGCTGCTGAAGTAGCAATGACAATTGGATATGAAGGAACTTCTGCTACCGTTACTATTACAGATACGGCATTAACAACTTCTGTTGTAGGTGGAGCTGGGGCTGATTTAAACATCACTTTAAGCGAATTTCCTACAGTAGCAGATCTTGCTGCTTTCATTAGTTCTCAAGCTGGATATTCAGCAACAGCTATTGCTGCTTCTAAAAATTTAAGCCCTGCTAAACTAGATAACGTATCAGCAGTAGGAATTGCAGTTTCAGGAATGGTAGAAGCTGGAAGAATTAAAAAAGCTTTAAATAACTTTAAAACAAAAATTGCTCAAAGTGCAGTTGTTGATTTTGAAGCTTCAGCAGTAAAAGGTCTTCCTGCTGAAACTGTAGTAGCTCAATATTTAACAGGCGGAGCAAAAGGTTCGACATCTGCTGCTGCTATAGCAAGTGCAGTATCAGCTCTTGAAGGTATAAAGGCTAACTTTGTTATTCCTTTATTTTCTAGAGATGCTTCTGCTGATATTGCTGATGGAATGACTGATTCGGCATCTACTTATACTATTGATGCAATTAACGCTTTAGTTAAATCACATGTTTTAGCTATGTCAAGTCCAAAGATTAAAAGAAATAGAATTGCTATGTTAAGCAAAGAAGCTTCTTATGCTGAAAACAAAACTGCAGCTTCTTCTTTATCTCACTATAGAGTGAATATGTTCTTTCAAAAAGCAAGTCAAGTTGATTCTCTAGGAAATGTCGTAGAATATCAACCGTGGTTTGCAGCTTGTGTTGCAGCAGGTATGCAATCTGCAGGATTTAATAAATCTTTAACTAATAAATTTGCTAATGTTATTAGCTTTAAAGATCCGTCAGGATTTGACTCTGGCAATCCAGGTGATGTTGAAGATGCTATTGATGCAGGGTTGTTTTTTATGCAATCTGAAACTGCAGGAAATAAATGGGTAATTGATCAAACTACTTACGGATTTGATTCTAATTTTGTTTATAATTCTATGCAAGCGGTATATATGGCCGATGTTTTAGCTATTCAACTTTCTGAATCTCTTGAAAAATTTGCAGTAGGTCAATCACTTGCTGATATTAGTTCTGCAGGTATTATTGCATTTATTTCTAAGAAAATGGAAGAATTTAGAAAATTAAAAATAATTGGATCTTCAGACGATGCACCATTAGGATATAAGAATGTAAATGTTGTAATCAATGGTCCAATTGCTGAAGTAAATCTTGAAGTTAAATTAGCGACTGCAATTCTATTTATCCCAATTGAATTAGAATTAAGTCAAATTCAATCAAGTGCAACAGCTTAATAATTAAATAAAAGGAGATAAATATGTCAGTAACAATGGTAGGGGCTAGAGCAAAAGTAAAGGTAGCAGGAAAATATGTAGGTATTTTCGATTCTTGTCAGTATGGAGGAAACATTGGTACAGAACCAATCCATACTCTAGGTCGCTATTCTCCAAACGAAATTTCAATCACAAGCTATGAAGCTGTATCAGTTTCATGTTCAGGGTTTAGAATTATTGACCAAGGTGTTCACGTTTTACCTGCAGCACCTCAATTACAAGATCTTTTAAATTTTGAAGCAGTTCAAATTGAAGTAGAAGACAGACAATCTGGAAAGACTATTGCAGTTATTAAAAACTGCGTACCATCTAACTGGTCAGAAGCTCAACAAGCAAAAGGAACAACTAGATTTAACATTAGTTATATCGGAACACTTCTTCATGATGAGGCTGGAGATCAAGAAGAAAGTGCTAACGCTTCTACATTACCTTAATTTAAAACACATTTATACAATTTAAGGGAGCTTTTTAGCTCCCTTTTTATTTTATGATATTATGTTGTTATGAATGATGAAAAAAGAAATTGTATATTTACGAACCTTCCAGCAGACTCCAAAATAGTCGTTTCATCCTCAAAACAAAACTGGACTAAAGCAGTTCCATGTACCAAAAAATTCAAAGAATCTAAACAAAACTCAGAACTAACAGATTTAGAATTTAAACTTGTAGAACTTTTTATTCAAAAAGAATTGGCTTTATTAAAAGTAGAGCATTTTGAAAATAAAATGAATAAAATCAGAAGCTTATTATCTAATGATTATAGTTTTGAATTAAAAAAACAAGATATTGATTTGTTAGATATTAAAATAATAAACACCATTTCCTTGACTTCTACTGAAAAAGAAGATAAAATAAAAGAAACAGAAGAAATACAGGATTTGTGGAATAATGAATAAAAAAGAACAAAGAATAGCAAATACTTTTTACTTTTATACAAAAGGTGATAAAAAACTTTTACCTTCTGTAAAAAATTCATATAGAATAAGCAAAAAATCTAATAAATTCCACAATGATTATATGGAACTTATAACTACAAAAGTAGACAATGAAGGATGGGCAGTTCTCGAAAGAATAGGTATTAATAAAAACACGGAAGAGTTTGATAAAGATTTATAGGAGATATAAATGGGTATTTTTGACACAACACCTGCGAAAGGCGGTAAATTTAAAATTATTAAAGCAACATCTTTAGAAGATGTAAGTGAAGGAACTGTAGTTGAACTTCCCGAATCAGATCTTTGTATTCAAACATCTACTCATATTGTTCAATACGAATATATGGATGAAGAAGATGAGGGTAAAAACAAACTAACAATTAAACCTGGAGTATGGACAATTGCAAACGGTCCTACAGGTCTTACTTTAAGAAAAATAGAACTTAGAACTCATAACTTATTAGAAACAGCAAGTAATACCTCTTTAATCCAAAAAGAAGCTAAATTGTTTTTTTCTAAACTAGATATTTATGCTAAATTTAAAAAAGATCCTAAAAGAGCTATATTGTTATATTCTCAGCCAGGAATGGGTAAATCTTCTACTATATCAAAAATTAGCTCAGAATTTCTTCAAGAAGACGAAGGAACAGTAATTATATTTTGGGATACATCTGATATCGGTGCAAATCATGTCAGCAAATTCTTATCCACAGGGTCAAAATTTTCTAATAAATGCACTAGGATGCTTTTTGTAATGGAAGATATTGGTGGTGGAAATGCTGAAGATTATCATGGCCCAAAAACAGCAGATGCGAGTTTATTAGAATTGTTAGATGGAGCTTCTGTTAGTTTTAAACTTCCTACATTTATCATAGCAACAACAAACACACCTGAAAACCTATTAAAATCATTAGCAGATAGGCCAGGTCGTTTTGATCAAATGTTTGAATTATTAGGACCAGGACCAGAAGAAAGGGTGCTATTAGCTCAACATATCGCTGGTCATAAATTAACTGAAGAACAACAAGACGCTCTTTACAGTAAAGATGCTGACGGACTCAGTATTGCTCATATATCTGAAATTATTATAAGATCAGAATTACATGACAAAAGTTATGCTGAAATTATTAAAGAAATGAAAGAACATAAAAAGAAAATTGAAGCAGCCTTTCAAAAAGCAAAAGGAAAGTTAGGCTTAGGTATGTAATTTTTTATATTTTTTACAATTTTTACAATTTTTTTATGATATTATGTATTTGTCAATATGTTATTAGGAGTATAATGTGACTGTAAAAAAAGTTAAAAGCCCAGCAAAACTTTATTGTTCAAGCCCTTCAGTTTTAAGAAAAATCACCTCACAAACTATGGATGAAATCTCAAATATAGTAGGTTCAAGCTATGGTCCAGGTGGTAAGACGACATTAATCGAAAGTGAATACCCTGGAATTCCTAATAAAAATACTAAAGATGGTGTCACTATTTTTAAATCATTAGGGTCTTCTGACCCTTATAAACATTTAATTATTGAACAAACTAGAGATGCAGCACAAAGAACAGCAAGCGAAGCTGGAGATGGTACTACTGCAACAACTATTATTTCTGCACATCTTGTTAAAAGTTTGTTTAAGTATTGTGAAGAAAATCCTAAAGAATCTCCACAAAGAGCTACAAGGATCTTGAATAATATTATAAAAAAAGAACTTATTCCTGCTGTAAAAGAAGCATCAATCAAAATCGACACAAATAATCAACATTTATTAGGCAAAGTAGCAAAAATCTCTGCTAACGGTGATGAAGATATGGCAAATGCTGTTATGGAAGCTTTTGATATGGTAGGGTTTGGGGAATCATCCCACGTTACTATTCAAGAACTTTCAGGCCCAGGGGGTTATGAGGTTGAGCTTATTGAAGGATACCCTATTGCTATAGGCTTTGAAGAATCAATTGGTAAATTTCATACAGCTTTTGTTAATGATAAAGCTAATCAAAGATGTAAATTGGATAAACCTTTGTTTCTTTTATATGATGGAATGATTAATGATCTAGTAGCCTTTTTACCTTTAATTGATTCGTTAGGAAAAAAATATGTAGAAGAAGGAAATTCAGATTTTTGTAACCTAGTGCTAGTAGCTCATGGATTTTCAGAAAACGTATTAACAACTTTAGCTTTTAACTTCTCAAACCCTACAACACTTAACGTAGTACCAATGGCTACTCCTATGACTGCTCATAAAAATTCTCGTTTAGAGTTTTTATATGATTTATCAGCATTTACAGGAGCTAAAATTTTTGATATGAATAACCAAGTATCAAAAGCTACTTTAGAGAATCTTGGAACTAATATGGATAGTTTTGAATTTTATAGATTCAGAGCTACAGTAGTAGGACAACCTGATGATTTGGATATTGATGAGAGAGCAGAACAACTTGAACAACAATTGAAAAATGCCGCTAGTATTTCAGAGAAACTTGATTTAGAAGAAAGGTTAGGAAAATTAACTAATGGTATTGCTAAATTAAAAATATACGGAGCTTCTAACGGAGAATTAAAAGAAAGACATGACAGATGTGAAGATGCTGTTTGTGCTGTAAGAAGTGCGATTAAACACGGAGCGTTGCCTGGAGGATGTAGAGTTCTTGTTAATTTAGCATTAAAATTAAATGAAGAATATATTGAATCTCATAGAGATTACAATCTAGTTCAAACTGTTTTAATTGAAAGTTTAATGGAACCTTTAAGAAAACTACTAGACAATGCTGGATATAATTCAGAAGAAATTCAAAAAATTATTACAGATTATTTCTTAGATACTACCAAAGTTTATGACATAGAAAATATGGAATTTGGCGATCCTGAAGAATTGGGTATTTTTGATGCTTCACAAGCTGTAATACAAGCTTTAGAAAATAGTATATCTATTGCAAGTGTTATGGGTAATCTTGGAGGAATTGTTTGTTCTCCAAGAGATAATCAATTAGAAATTCAAGCTTGGAAAGAAGATCAAGAATTCAGAAGAGCTACAGATCATGCTGATGAATTTATAAACGAAGCAGATATAAGACCATAAAAAATGTCAGAAGAATTAGAAAAAATAAAAAAAGAACTTATCCTAAAGCCCCTTAATTCTGCGGAAGAGTTAAGGGACTGGATGGATGTTTTTTTTAATATTAAATTCCCTATGGGTGTAGTATACCCTACATCTACACATAGTCCTGTAGAGGCTGCATGGAGGATTTATGAACTTATCAAAACAGGCCAAAGTAGAGATGTCCCTGAGATAGTATTATTATCCTCAAGAGACTCTTATAAAACCCTTATAGCCTCTGCTATTGAGGTTCTTTGTTTAATTCATTTCAGGTTTAGTATAGCCCATGCAGCCGCCGTTCTTTCTCAGTCAGAAAAGGCCGTACAATATGCTAACTCTTTTTTTAACAAAATTCAGCCTTACTTAGAGGCTAATGGATGGAAAAAGACTTCGGACAATAAAACAAGGATTGAATGGAGGACAGATGAAGGGGATAATATCTATCTACGAGTTCTAGTTATGACTCGTCAGGGGATGAATTCCGAACACTTACCGATGTTGTTTATGGACGAAATTGACCTTATTCAAGACCCTAGAGCCTTAGAAGAGGCTAAAATGGTTCCCAGCGTTTATAAACAGTATTTTCCATTGACTGTAGCTCTATCTACCCGAAAATACGCAGGGGGATTGATGGAAGCCAGAGTTCGACAAGCCGAAAAAACGGGTGGGGAGGTCTTAAAATGGAATATAATAGATATTACAGAAAGAATAACACCAGAAGAAGCTAAAGTATCGGAACCAAAGGTAGAAAGGTATATATCCAGAGAACTTCCTTTAAGAAACATCTCACCCCATGAGTTTGAATCTTTAAATGATAAGGAGAAGTTAAAATTTGAACGATTTGAAGCTTACTCTGGAATAGCAGAACATCCTATGCTATCTGTTATGAAGAACTATTTAGTTGACAGACCGCAAGATGATGTGGGAAATTTATACAAACCAGTTGCTGCTGTTAGGAATAACTTTAAGCAGACCTCTCCAGAGATGGGCGAAGCTCAGTTGTTATGTAACAAACCAAGCTCTTCTGGCCTTGTGTACCCTCGTTTTAGCATAATAGAAAATGCTATATCAATTGATCAGGCTTACTCTCATTTATCAGGAGATGATGAAAAAGACAAAACTCTGACAGAATTGATAAAATATATGCACGATTTAGGTATTGAATTTTATGGAGCAGCCGATTGGGGTAATACAGATGAGACTTCAATAGGTGTTTTTGCAAAACTGGCTGGAGGAATGACATGGTTAATAGATCTTTTGTCAGCTCCAGATATGGAAATACCTGAAATTAAAGAAAAAATGAAAGAACTAACAGAACTTTATAAGGTAAAAAGATGGTTTTGTGATTCAAACTATCCTGCCTATATAAAAATGTTAAAGAAAACAGATACAAAGTACGGTAAAATACCTGCCATAGGCGTAAAAAAGGGTGTAGAATCGGTAATAGATGGTATTACATGTGTTCAATCAAGAATAATTGACGCAAACAATGTAAGACATTTTAAAGTATTAAAAATACAAAATACAGAACGTGTTTTTGATTCTTTTGAAACATATAAATGGAAACTAGATGGTAAGGGTAATCCCATTGATGGTAAACCTGAACATGGTAAAGATGGAACATCTGATATTATGGATATGATACGTTATTATTTCCACAGTATGTTCGGTAAAGGTAAAACAGTAATGTTCACTTACGAACTAGAAGGACCTCAAAATAGACCTTCAAATTTAGAAGGCAAAATAAGAGAGCTAACTGGTAAAACAACTGTTAATTACAAAAAAGGAAATAAAAATAAAGGGCTAGTCTGGGATATATAATATTTCAGCTAAAATAAGAGGACTAAATGGCTAAAATGAACTTATTGATAGATCTAAGGGCATACGAAGGTAATAACGCCAATACCTCTCGTTCAGTTTTCAATAAAAACTTTCAACAAACAGCTATTAATATTGAAAGAGAAATTGTTCAAGAAGTAGAAATTCCAGCAAACACGGTTAGATTGTTATTTTCTGTTTCAGATGCAGGGGATTTACCTCCTCTGGACACAGGACTTGTAGCAACAAAAGAAACTATTGCAATTTCTGTAGATCAAGACCTTGATTATATTACATTAAGTCACAAAGTAGTTTCTGGAACATTAATTCTTGCAAATGGTAGACTGTTAGCACATGAAGGTATTGATTTTCAAGTAGAAGTATTAGCAAGTACAACAAAAATCACATGGATTGGTTCTTTTGCCAGAGCTGGTGCTGAAGCATTACAACTTGGTGAGACTATATTTGCATTTTATAATTACAGCACAACTGGAGCTACAACAACAGTAACACCTCTTCCTGCTGATAATACTAATTTGTATAAATTTTTATATGTAGAAACAGATAAAGAATGTGAAATAATTATAAACGGAACTATTAGACAAAAAATTAAACCACCTGTTGTCAATAAGGTAGCAAAAAAAGGTTATTATTTAGCAAGTACAGATATTGATAATGTTTATATTTCTAATACAAATAATTCTAGCATAATTATATATTTCATAACATCAAAGTAGGATAAAAAATGTCTAACGATAATGATAATAACAACTCTGAAAAGCCGATAAAGAAAACTCTTTTCACGATTTCTAATGAAATCAATAGTGAGTTAATGAAATCATATACAGAAGATCCAGATGCTCCAGGAAAAAGTTTAGCGGACCTGATCGGAGCTAATGCTTCTTCTTCAAAAAGCGTTAATAGAACTACAAAACCTAGAATGGCGTTTACAGAAGATCCTGTAAGACAAGATAATTATTTCGGCCTTTTCAAAAACAAAAAAAGACTTCTACCTGATTGGACTATCAAAAGAATAAGACAAGAAGATCATCTTGTTGCCTCTATCTTAAGAGCTAGAGGAAATACAATGTCAATGTTTGCTCGTCTTAGAAAAGATAGATTCGACATAGGTATTGAAGGTAATATAAAGAAAGAATACGATGATTTAATCACTCCAGAACAAAGAATAAAAATTCAAGAAAGAATTGGTAAAGCATTAAACCTTCTAATGAATTGTGGTAGTAATGATGGTGTAGCTAATGAAGATAGGATGCTTTTATCTGAATATTTCTATACTTCTGCTGTAAACGGACTTTCGTTTGGTAGATTTGCTACGGAAGTTATTTTTGATCAAGATGAAGAGGGCGGTAAATTTTTTCACAGATTTAGACCAGTAGATGCTGGTACAATCATGAGAGCTGTAAAAAAAGGAGAACATGCCGATAGCGTTAGACAGGCTTCAATTAGATTATTAGAAGAAGCTAACGGATCAAAAATTGATAAAGAAACTGCTTTAGCAGGAAGATACGCATGGATACAAGTTGTAGATAATATTCCTAGACAAGCTTTTACACAAGAAGAAATGCTTGTGTGTAATTTATTTCCATCTACAGATATAGAACATAATGGATATCCTGTAACACCTCTTGATACAATTATTCAAGCTGTTACAACTCACGTTTCTATCGAAACTTATAACAGACTTTATTTTGCTAATGGTAGAGCTACAAAAGGTATTTTAGTAATTAAATCTGATGAAATTGATCAGGCTACTATTGAAGGTATTAAACAACAATTTAATGCTTCAATTAATAGTGTAGGAAATTCTTTTAGAACACCTATCTTCGGTGTAAGTTCTGAAGACGATGTTCAATGGGTTCCGATGAATATGCAAAAGAAAGATGGGGAATTTCAATTCCTATATGATTCTGTTGCAAGAAATATTTTATCTGCTTTTAATATGTCTCCAGATGAATTGCCAGGGTACGGACATCTTTCAAAAGGAACTAATCAACAATCTTTATCTGAAGCTAATAATGAATATAAATTAACAGCAGCTAGAGATACAGGTATTAGACCTTTGATTTTAAAATTTCAAGATTTTATTAATGAAAAACTATTACCATTAATTGATCCTGAATTAGCTGAGATTTGCGTAATAACATTATCAGGATTAGATGCTGATACTAGACAAAACGAAGCTCTTCGTTTACAACAAGACATGCCCATACACATGACAATGGATGATGTATTGACTTATGTTGATAAAAAAATCGAAGGACCTCATTTGGCAGGTGAAGTTAATTTTAACGAAAGATATCAAGTTATTGTTGATAAATATATTGAAACATCTCATGTTATGGGACACAAAATAGATCCATCCTACATGGTAGATCCTCTTCTTAAATACAGAAGAGATGCTTTCTGGTTCCAACAATTAGCTCTTTTACAACAAGCAAATCCTCAAGCATTACAAGCTTATTTTGCTTATAGACCTGATCAAATAGAACTATTGAAGATGTTACAACAAGACATGTTAGATGAAGATAATGAATAGGAGAATATATGGCAGATAAAAAAACAGATTGGAAATCCAAATATTATGAACTAAGATCAAAACATATTAATGCAATTGATGTATCTTTTAGATTAGGATACCAAGAAGGTCTTAAGGCTGCTGAATTACAAAATATGCAAATGCAATTACAACAAGCCCAACAAGCTGCTATGGCCGCACCTCCAGCAGGTATGCCAGGGGAAATGCCTCCTGGGGAAGAGATGCCTCCTGAGCAAGCTATGCAGGAAGAGGGAGCACCTCCTGTTGAGGAAGATCAACCTTCTGAAGAACCTTCGGAATTGGATTCTAGTGTTGATGAATTAGAGCAATATGTTTCTAAAAATGAAAAGGTTGATTTTTCTAAGCTAATGAAATCTTTACACAAATCAAACACACAGCCTATAGCTTCTTCTAGTATATCTTCAAAACACAACAAAGTAGAAGATATTTTAAAAAAATGGGAAGAATCAGATTTAAAAAAAGAACAGCTAAAAAAATAAATACCTAGCCCTAGGTATCAATAAGAAGGAAGGGATTTGCTTGTTAGTCACGAATCCCTTCTTTTTATTGCGTTGTTGGTTTTGTTATGATAATATAGATACATGAATTATAATTATCAAAACATTACAGCAGAAAAAATAATTAAAGATATTACTACTTTACCTATTAAAGCTGCTGTATTAGCAGCAACACCAGGATCAGGCAAAACCACAATATCCCAACTTGCTATACAAAAATATCTCCATAAATATCCAAATGCAAAGGTTTTAGTTCTTACGCACGGACAAAATCTATTAAAAACACAATTTATAGATACCCTAAAAGATCCTTATTTTAATGTAGATTTTTCTTTTTGTGATATAAATGATATACCAAAAGATCTTCCACAAGTTTTTGTAGGACTACCTCAGTCTATACATAAACTACCTCTTAACAAAATTGACTTACTTGTTGTTGATGAGTGTCATGAATTTTATCTTAAAAAAATGGTACAATCTATCATAACAAACTTAAATCCTACTCATCAAATTCTATTAACAGGATCTCCTTCTCAATTTGTAAAATTAAAAAGTATGGGTAAAAAATACGAAATAACATTTATATCAGGATCAGAGTTAGTAGAAAATGATGTATTCTCGCCTGTGGAGTTAGATGTGGTTCCTATAACGGAAGATAGATCTAGCTTTATTATAAATAATGTAAAAAAAATGATAGAACATGCTACAAATAAGAAAAAAGATTTAACAAAACTGATGGTAGCTGTTAATAGTATCAAACAAGGACAAGAAGTAGCTAATTACTTAGAATCTTTAGGGAGAAAAGTAGCGTTATCTACATTTAAAAACGACAAAGAAAGCGAAAAAATTAAACATTTCAAGCAAGGTGTTTTTGATGTGTTAGTTGTTGTTCAAAGAGGAATCTTGGGGTTCTCGGACAATAATATCACAGGCGTTTTAGATTTAAGATGTAGTTCGGATATAGATATATCTAACCAGTTGTTCTCAAGAGTTTTAAGAAAACACCCAAACAATATTAATAAATTCTATTATAGATGCGGAAACAAAAACAATACGGACTATAACAACCAAGTAATAATGTTACATAAAATAAAAGCAATGATGGAAAAACAAATATTTAGAGGTTTTGACGGATCTAATTTAAAAATTAAAATATCAGACTTATCAGGAAATGTTTTATGCGTAAAATAATACTAATGATTATATCGCTTGCAATATCTATATTTATATACAAATACAAGGATACCTATAAAATAAGGAAAATACAAGAAAAAATAATAAAAAGTAGATAGTTTGTGATATTATATAGTTAAATGATTAAAGTAAATATAAAAAATCCTACTGTTTGTTTTTTAGAGAACCCATCTTCTGATGAACTATCTAGACTAAAAAATTCACTTACATACAGTGATACTTCTGCGGCCTTTAACTTAAAAGCTCTAAAAGAAAATAGATGGCTTCAAATAAATAAACCTGAAACATTCCTGTTAAGAAAACAAGAGTTGGAAGCAAAATTAAAAACATGTATGCTCCAGTTTGATACAGAAAAAGGCAAACACTACTTTCATCCTGGATCTTTACCTTATTTAAACGATCAATTTAATTTTGAAATAAAAAACGAAATAAATTACCCTGAACCTAGGAAAGTGATCTGGAAAAGACCTTTACCTTTTAGTTTGTATGATTATCAATCAATGTCTGTTGAAAAATTGATAGAAATAAAACATGGATGCGTGGAACTATGTACTGGTGCTGGTAAAACAGCAATAATCCTAACATTAGCAAGAGAACTAGGATTAAAAACTATAATAGTTACCCCTAGTAAGTCTATATTTTTAGAAATATTAGAAAAATTTGAACATCATCTAGGCAAGACAAATGTAGGAGCTTATGGAGATGGTAAGAAAAAATTAGGTAAATTATTTACAATTTGCGTATCTAAATCATTAACAATGCTAAAACCTGGAACTGAAGAGTATGATTTTTTTTCAAAGGCAGATGTAGTTATTGGGGATGAATCGCACACTTTAGGAGCAGAAACCCTGGAAGCAGTTTTTCATGGCGTACTCAAAAATGTTCCTTATCGTTTTTTTCTATCAGGAACACAAGTAAGAGGGGATGGCAAAGACAAATTACTAGAATCAATAATAGGAAAAAGAGTTTTTTCTCTTACAACAAAAGAAGCAATTGACGGAGGTTTTATCTGTCCTGTTAGATTTATTGTATTTGAAACAACAAGTAAAGATATAAAACAATATAAAGATCCTTTAAAGGCCAAAAGAAGGCAATTTCTATATAATGAAAATATTGCAGATATAGCAGCAAAAATAGCAAACTCTGCTTGGAATCATGCACAAGAATCAACACTAATTTTAGTAGAAGAACTTGAGCAAATTGCTTTGTTAAAACAAAGACTTAAAGTTCCTTTTGAGTATGTACATTCTGCGTCAAAAGCAGATGCAGCACAGTTTGGACTAGAAACAAGAAAAGTAGACGAAACAGTTGAATCCTTTAATAAAGGAGAAGTAAAAGTATTGATAGGTACTAGCTGTATTGCAACAGGAACAAATATATTCCCTACTCACAATACGATTAATTGGGTAGGAGGAAGCTCTGAAGTTAAAACTAAACAAGGAGCTGTAGGTAGAAGTGTTAGAATTTTAGAAAAAAGCATATATAAAAATTTTCACAAACCAAAACCAATCTCTAAAATATATGATTTTAGAATCACCAATATACCACTAATGGAGAATCATCTTCAGAAAAGAATTTCTATGTATAAAGAAACTTCTGATGATATTAAATATATAAGAATATGAAAAACAAAAAAGGCAAAAGAATTAACGATCAAGATTTCTATGTATTAGCTAATGATATAGCTAAGGTTCTAGAGCGAAATAATAAAGGTAAAAAACTAAATAAAAGAGATTTTACTAAAAAACAAAAAGCTCAGGTAGAAAGAATGATGGAACTTGAAGAGATTTTTAGAAAATCTATAAATTCTTATAAACAAAGCGATAAAATTTACTATAAGTTTTTAATTTATATCAAAGTAGAAAGAGGAAACATCCTAATGGCAAGACCTTTTTTTAGAGAAAATTCAAAAACATTCGGTAAAGATATATCACCAATATTTAAAGTTTTTAGAGAAGACTTAAAGACGTTCGGTAAAGATATATCGCCAGAATTTAAAAATGAAGGTATTCAAAAACTTAAAGAATTTCATATAAATTACAAGTTTATTCAATTTGTAGTTGAAAATTGGAGAGGTAATATTCCTACTAAAGCACTAGATGCTTGGGAAGAACATCAAGAAGTTCGCAAGCAATTAATTGAAAACAGTATGCCAATGGCTATAAATGAAGCTATGAAATTTTATAAGGCAGTACCTAAGACCCATACAACCTTGATGGATATGATAAATGCCTCTGTTTCAGGACTTTGCACAGGAGTAGATAAATGGGTAGGTCCTTTTAGGACTGTATTTAGAAGTGTTTGTTTAAGTAGAATGAAAAGCAACATAATGGATGTGTATAATCAAACATTTTTACATTACTATCCTTCTGATAAAAAGATAATTTATAAATCAAATTTATTGAAAGCTAGAGAAAAAATTGAAGATCAAGATGTGTTGTTAGAAAATATTAACAAATACTTAAAAGAAAACAATGACAAAAGAGTTCTTGAAAAACACGAACTGCAAGACCTACTTAATGGTGCTAGTTTAGAAAGTATTGAGATGCAAACAGAAGACGATGGATTTACTGTTTACGATACATATATAGACGAAAAAAATAACATAGAAAATATTATAGAAAAAAATGACTCACTAAAAAAGGTAATAGTTGGGTGTAAACAACTTCCTTTGTTAGAAAGAAAAATATTAAAATTAAAAGGAGTAGATATATGAGCAAAATTTCACTTAATGGTAATTTAATTTTAAAACCCTACCTGAAAAGTAGAGAACTAAGAGCTACAGAGGTTGCTACAGGTTTTACAATGACAGCTAATAAAATAGGTATTGAAGCATTGGAACTTTTAGTTGACACAACTATTGTTGTAGGACAAAATCCATTATATCTTGAAAAAGGTACTAAAATCTTTTTTAAAGAAGAAACATTACATAATCAAAAATGGCCTAGAACTATTTTTGAATCAGAAATTTTCCCAGAAGGTTTTGTAATAGGGTCTGTTTCTGATGTTTTATTTATTGACCAAAAAGAGGGCTAATGTACAAAGTTTTAGTAGTAGGAGATCCGCATGTTCAAGTTTCAAATCTGAAAGATTCAGAGAAACTGATGGATTTTATTATAAAAACTGCTAAAGAAAAAGAAGTACATTCTATAGTATTTTTAGGTGATCTATTTCATACTCATGCTGTTAAAAGAACGGAAGTGGAAGATTTCTGGTCTAGAGCTTTTAATTTAATTGAAAAAGAAGACATTAGGTGTAATGTTTTGGTTGGAAATCACGATCAAGTCGGATCTAAAGAAAAAGAACAATTAATTAATTCTTTAAATGTGTTTGGGGATACAGGTTTAAGAACTATTATAAACAAACCTGTAATATTATATAATATAGCATATATTCCCTATCATAGTAATCATAATGATTTTTTAAAAGCAGCTCAGGACTTATATAATGATGGAGCTACTGAATTATTAATTGCTCATCAAACTTTTACAGGTGCTCAATACGAAAATGGTTTTTTTAGCGAAGAAGGTATTGATCCTGAATTAATACCACAAAAACAAATACTTAGCGGTCACATCCACAAAAGCCAGCAAGTAGGGAAATGTTTTTATCCAGGAACTCCTAAATGGGATACTATGGCAGATGCAAATCAAGAAAAAGGCATCTGGATTTTTAGTCACACAACCGATGGCCAATACGTTGACAAAGAATTCATTTCAACAGATAATATAGTAACACCTATTACAAGTTATGAAATTAAAGAAGGTGATATTGTTCCTGTTATTAATCCTTCGGCTAGAAACTATATTACTTTAGAAGGAAAAACAGTCTGGATCAATAAAATGAAAAAAGAATTTAAAAATTGTAACATTAAAATAAAACCTACAGATAAAAGTATCAGTAAAATAAATACAAGTTCTACAATTGATAAATACTTAGAAAACGAATTTGAACCTATTGCCTCTGTATCTAAAGAAGAACTGAAGGAATTTTTAAGAAATATATGAAAAATACAACAGCAATATTAGACGATATGAGAAAAATCACCATAATTACAGGTGAAATTTCAAGTGTACACGAACAAAGTCTTACAAAATGGCCTTATATAGTTTTTGACAATGTAAAAGGTGTTGAAATTAAATACGACCTAAGTAAGCAAGCACAAGAAGATTTGAAAGGTAATAGTGTAGATTTTTATATAACACTACCTACAGAAATGGAGGACACTTCTAATATCGAAGGTTTTGATTTTAGATGTAAAACCCTAACCCTATGGGTAGCAGATATGTTCTGGACTGATATTAAAGTTAGTGTATTTATAAACGATAAATTAAAGTATAAATCAAAAGAGGATGAAAGTGGACTTAAGCAAAATTGATAATGATTTTACTGATGATGAAAGTCAACGAATAAACACCTTTGTATCCAACGGATTAATCGGTCTTGAAGTTGTTGTTAAAGATGAACATAAAGTAAATTCTTTGTTCAGTCTATATATGTCTGGGAAAAGTTATGAAGAAATAAGCAAAATTACCAGAGTAAAGAAAGATATTGTATTATATTTAGCTGCAAAAATGCAATGGTACGAAAAAAGAATGACATATCTTGAAGATATTCAAAAACAAATATCAAAAAAGTTAACAAACACAAGAGTTGAAAGTCTTAATTTTATTGCAGACTTAATTAGCTGTCACCATAAATATTATGGGGATGAAATAAATAGATTTTTAGAAACTAATGATAGGACTATTATAGAGAACTTAGACATGAAAGCTTTAGGTCAGTATTTTAAAAGTATTGAAATTTTAGAAAAAATACTAAACCCTACTAATGTTACTCCAAGAGGATCTGGTACAGGGACTACTATTAATATTAATGCTGCTGGAAGTAAAATAGAAACTACAGATAATACTGTAGATATTACTCCAAATAATACAGGGGATATATTAAAAGCATTAGCTTCTCTAAAAGATAAAAGTAAAAAAGACTAACCTTAAAGGTTATTTGTGATATTATAATATTACAAGAATATTTTCTCAACAAAGGAGATCGAATGAGAATTATTTTATTATTAGCTATTTTCTTGAATCTCACGCTGTCAACAGCTAAGGCAGCTCAAAAAGAGATTATCTTAACAAAAGACAATATCGCCACACTGACTGATGTTGTTACTGACGAGTCAGTTTCTAAATTAATCGGTGAAATCAGAAGAATGGATTCACAACTTCCAAGCGGATACCCTATCTACTTATTCTTATCTACTCCTGGTGGAAGTATTCAGGCAGGTCTTGAATTAATCGAATTTACAAAAGGTGTAAACAGACCTATTCATACTGTTACTCTTTTTGCAGCATCTATGGGATTTCAGATTGCTCAAAATTTAGGTGATAGATACATCCTTCAATATGGTGTATTAATGAGTCACAAAGCTTCAGGTGGATTTGATGGGGAATTCGGTGGAGAAGCAAGTCAATTAGATTCTAGGTACGGCTTATGGCTTCGTAGATTAAAAGAAATGGATACAAAAACTGTAGAAAGAACTAACGGCAAAAAGACATTAAAACAATACCAATCAGAGTACGACAATGAACTTTGGTTAAATGGTAAAGAAGCTGTTGAAAATGGGTATGCTGATGAGGTTGTTACAGTTAGATGTTCTTCTGATTTAAGCGGAGAAAGAGTTGAAAACGTATTTTCTACGGGTATGAGTTTGATTGTTACTTTTGATGCTTGTCCTTTAAGAACTGCTCCTATTTCTGTTACAGCACAAGTTAGAACAAATAAAGGTCTTATGTCTTTAAATGATTTTGTTGCTAAAGGTGGTAGTTTTCAAGGTAAAACACATAATACTTGGGATAGTTCAAATTCTTCTCAAAAAGATGAGTTATATTCTTTAGAAGAAAACTTATCTGTTGCTTCTATTGAAAAAGCTGTTAGAGATTATAAGAACAATGTGTTGAATAAAAAGAAAAATATTGTTAAAATGAGTTTTAAGAACTTTGTAACGGAATAATAATGCCAAGAATATTGTATATCTGTAATAAATGTAGAAAAGAAAATAAAAGATTTTTTAAGTCTAGCATAGAAATACAAAACAAATTAGAATGTAATTGTGGTGGAGAGCTTGAAAGACAACTCTCTTCCCCTTCTCAAAGAAGTAAAATGGTAATAGACAACGGCGTACAGGCAAAAGCTGTTGAATTAGATAGAGAGATTGTCGAAATCATTGAAGATAGAGAAAAATCTCAATTAAAAAAACGTGGTGACTCTGTAATTGAAAATCTAAAGTAAACGGAATTATTAGATGCTTAATTTAAAAAAATACTCTTTTTCTGGAATAGGACGTTTTGCAGAAAAACAGACAATAGATTTAGAATCAAGATCCCATCTAATTCAAATAGATGGTCAAAATATGAATACAGGAGGTTCTTCTGGTGCAGGAAAATCAACTACAGTAGAAGCTCTAGCCTTTCTTTTAGGGATTAGCGAAATCCCAGCAACTCAACTACAATCAAGAATAACAGACGATCCAATATGGGTACAAGGTGAATTTGAAGGTGGTATCACAATAACACGATCAAAAAAAGACGGATTAGTTATTGAAACACCTGAAGAAACAGTATCAGGTAATAGTAAATTAGCAGAAGAAAAATTGGATGAAATCATTGGGGTAAATAGAGATTTACTGAAAACAATGTGCTATAAGAGACAAAAACAGGGAGGGTTCTTTTTAAACCTAACTCCTAAACAATCTTATGACTTCCTAACACAATGTCTTGATTTAAAAGAATATCAAGCTAAAATTAATACCTTAGAAGATTTGTTAAAAACAAAATACAAGCCAAGAAAGATAGAACTGGAAAGTAGTTCAAAAACTCTTACAGACAGTATTTCTCAGCTAAAAATATTGCTAGAACAGAAAATTAAACCTTCCCCAATCGAAACAGAAGATTCAACATCTGTAGAGTTAGCATTAAATGTTTTGAAACAAAAACAAGAAGGAATAAAAAAACAATATGAATCAAGCACAGAAGAACTAGGTAAAAAACCTACAATGTCTCAAGAGGTTTTTTTTGACAAAGAAATCGAGCTAAATACTATTAACGAAGAAATAGTTAAAACAAATATAACAATAAATAGAAATATAGTAAATAAAGGGATTGAAATTGAACAAGCCCTTTCAGCAATTAATAAAATTAGAGAAAAAATAAACGAAACTAATACTCTAAAGAACAGGATGGTAGAGATTGATAAAGAAGCTATAGAATTAGAAAAACAAAGAGATCACCTATCTCAAGGGAATTGTCCTACTTGTTTAAGGGAGTGGAATACAGAATCTACTCAACAAAAAATAGAAGCTCTTACATTGCAAATAAATGAAAAGAAAAATACGGTACAATCTTATATTAAAGAAGTAGAAAAAATACCTCATTATAAGATGATGGAATCTAAGGCGTTAGAATTATTAGAACAAAAGAAAAATCTAAAGATAAATGTTTTGGAAGAGAAAGATCTTGAAGATTTAAAGGAAAAACAAAGAGTTCTTTTAAATGAAAAAGAAAATATCAATTCTGTTGAAAAACAAAAATATTTAGAAAAATTAAACGAATGGAATCAAAAAAACTCACAAATATTAGAAATTTACAATTCTAACAAATCAAAAATTGATGAGCAATTTGTTATGCTTAATCGTCAATTAGATAAGATTAAAAACGACAAAATTAACTACGAAAATGCTTTAAAAACTTATGAAACAGACTGTAAAAATATTCAAGATAAAATTAACTTAAACACAACAGAACTGTCTTTTCAATTAGAAGAATTAAATAAAATACAAAAAAATACTATTTTATCTGAAGAATCTATAAGATTAATTAAAAATTTTACCTTACAAAAATTCCAAGACACTTTAGAATACATAGGACAAAGAGCTACCGAAATCATAAACATGATACCTAATATGTCAAATGCTGTTATTTATTTTGAAAACAGTAAGGAAACTAAGTCAGGAAATATAAAAAATGAAGTAAATGCCATTATTAATTTGGAGGGTGATAGTTCAGTCCCTATTAAAACGCTTTCGGGTGGAGAAAGAACTTCAGCAGATTTTGCTATAGATTTAGCTGTAGGAGAAATGATTGAAAATATGACTCAAAAAGGTGTTAATTTCTTTATAATTGACGAAGGATTTGATGGATTGGATTCTGTATCAAAAATTGAATGTTTAGAAATTTTAAAGAACTTAAACACAGACAAAAAAATACTCATGGTAGATCATTCTTCTGAGGTTAAAGAAATGTTACATGATACTATAATTGTAAAGAGAGTAGGGGAGAAAAGTTTTATACAATGAATACACCAGAAAGAGAAATGGAGCTAGATATTCAAAAAGCAATCCAAGAAATGCACAAAAAATCGGATACCGATAAGGCATTGATTTTAAAAGAATTGCTTGATAAATATATAGAAAAAACCACATCGGATCATTCTATGGGGCCTCTTGATTTGTTAGAAATTATTCAAAACGCTAAAAATAATTTTTCTACGCAAAAAATGCCTATTTATTTAGGAGAAAGAAAAAAGAAGGTAGATCCTTCTGATCTTCCTAATTTGTGTGTAGTTGAATCTACTATAAGTTATTTAAACAAACATCATTGTCTTAGAAAAATAGCAAAATTTGACAAACGTGATGATTCATTTTAGGAGAAAATATGTCTAAAAAAACTATTGATGAAATTGTTGAAGAAAAAATGCCTACCTTTGCAAATATGATTAAAGATATGAAAACAAAGGATGAACTAGAGAAGTCGCTGGTTATCTATCTTAGAGAAAAAGAAGGCTTAATTATTCAAAAAAATAGAGATGAAGAATTGGTTCAATTAAAAGAAAGAAAAGCCAAGATTTCAAAACCTTACAATCAGACTATTTCTGCACTTAAAAACATGATGGAATGTGTTTATAAGTTTGGTCATAAATTTGAAGCGGATTTAAAAGACGAATTTGAAAAAAATCTAGTAGCATATTCTAGACAGTTATCTGACGTTAAATTACAAAAAGATAAAGACAAAGAACTTAATGCTATTAATGAAATGATTAAAGAAATTAATGAGGACTATGACCCTACAATTAAAACATTAGAATTGAAATCTGAATATGTATCTTTTATGCTAAAAGAAAGGTTTGGAGTAGATGCCCCGAAAGTCGAAATCTAAGAAACAAGATTTAAAACCACCTACTCCAGATATAGTCAAAAAAAGACTAATAAAAGGAGGGATTCGTAGGGTTTTTAGGCAGTCTATAGAGATGAGGACTGTTCTTCAAAACGCTAGAGTTGAACTTCCTCCTAAAACATTAAAATCAGGAGAAGTAGGAAAGAAAAATCAAGTAAGATATAAATGTTCTGTATGCGGCAATCTTTTTTCACAAAAGAATGTTGCTGTTGATCATATTGATCCTGTAATACCCCTTCATAAGTCGGAAGAAGAACTCTCAATTGATGAAATGGCGTATAGAATATGGTGCGATATAGATAACTTACAGGTTATTTGTAATACAAAACTTAAAGATAATGGTGGTGTTCCTAGTTGTCACAAGGTAAAAACTGACGAAGAAAACTTTATCAGAAAAAGACTAAAAGAAACCTACCCAACTATGACAGAAGATCCGAATATATGGCCATACGAGGCTTTAATAGAAGAATCAAAATTAGCTTATAAGGTTTATCTTATAGAAAAAGAACAAGAAAGAATGGAAAAAGAAAGAAGAAAACTAGATAGAGAAGCTAAAAGAAGAGAGAAGCAGGAGAAAAAGAAATGAACACAAAACTTATGACTCACGAAGAAGCTGTTGTTCGGCTAAAACAACTTGAAATAAATCAGAGACTCCTTAAAGCCTCTAGAGATATGCACTTTAAAAGTTCTGTACCTAAAGCTTCAATTTGTCAAAAAAACTTGGAAGAAAACAAAAAAGAAATTAACTTATTATTAAGCGTAGTATTCTGGCACAAATTAGCTAAAAAAATGCACTTTCAATTATCTGAAAAAGAAAAATAATGGAAAATAAAGATAAAATAGAAGAAAAAATCAAATCTATCAGATCTCAGTATAAATCTGAGTTAGATAAAGAAAAAGACGATACAGAGTCTTTCTTAGATCAATTTAACGATCTAATTAGAGCTATTTTCAATGATTCTTCAATCACTATATATGAAACATTAGATAAAGATAAGTTAGAAAAATGGAGAAAAAGATCTTTTTATAGAAAGTTTAAAAATTTTTTAAATTTTAATTATAAAAACTTGTTTTATATTGCATTGCTTATAACAATAACAGGTTTCCTAGTTAGTGAGGCTTTAGAATTCTATGCTCTAGATGGAATAATTACAACAAAAACATATATCAAAGCTATTTTAACAGAATTGTGTTTTATATTTCTTTCAGGGTACAGATCTGATTCAAAAATTCAAGCACTTGGAGTAGGGGCCTTAAGGGTTGGTATTTTTTGTTTAATGGTGTTCGTTATTACTTCTAGAACATTTATGGATAGTACAAAAAATTCAAGTAATACCAATGCAATACAAGAACAGATACTTATTATACAAGAGCAAATACAACAAAAAGAAGAAAATATCGTATATTATAGAGATGTTAAAAAGTGGTCAAATACTGCTAAACAATTAATCAAAGAAAAAGACGAATTAGTAAAAAATTTAATAGAATTAAAACAAAAACAAGCATCTGGAGCAACTGTTCAAGTATCTGAATTAATTAGATATAAGGCCTATGGTAATGCTTTCTTTAGAATACTATTATTATTTATATCTATTTTGATTACAAGACGAATTTTTTCTTTCTAAAATACAAAAAAAATGATATTATTAATTGAAAACAAAAACAACAGAAAGGGGAAATATGTCATTACAATCTCCAAGAGAATTTTATAAACCATTTGAGTATCCCAAGGCTTATGAGTTTTGGGAAAAACAACAAAACGCACACTGGCTTCCTTTTGAAGTCGCTATGTCTAAAGATATTAATGATTGGACTGAAAAACTAACAGAATCAGAAAGACTTGTAGTTGGGCAAATCCTTAAATCTTTTACACAGACAGAAATTAGCGTCAACGACTACTGGAGTAGAAAAGTAAGTAAATGGTTTCCCAAGCCCGAAATCTGTATGATGGCCTCTGCTTTTGCTTCAATTGAAACAATCCATACTGTAGGATACTCTTACTTAAACGATAGTCTAGGATTAGATGATTATTCTGCGTTTTTACAAGACCCTACAGCAGTAGCCAAATTAAATGCTTTAAGAGTTGTTAAAAGCAAAAGCAAAAAAGATATAGCAAGATCGTTAGCTATTTTTAGCGGATTCACCGAGGGTGTTAATTTATTTAGTTCTTTTGCTATTCTTATGAGTTTTGCTCGCTTTAACATGCTTGAAGGGGTAGAAACAATTGTAAGCTGGTCTGTAAGAGATGAATCTCTTCATTCAGAAGCAGGATGTTGGCTATTTAGAACTTTTATTGAAGAAAATCCAGAAATCTGGGACGATGAATTAAAGAAAGATATTTATGATGCTGCAAGACTATCTGTAAAATTAGAAGATGATTTTATTGACAATGCCTTCAGTCTAGGTTCAATCAGGGGCTTAGATGTTGCCGATTTAAAAAACTTCATCAGAATGAGAGCTAATGCCAAGTTAATGGACTTAGGCCTAAAGACAAACTGGAAAAATATAGATCAAGAATCATTAAAAAGAATGGACTGGTTTGATGAGTTAAGTGGTGGAACTAAATTTGCAGACTTCTTTAGCGGTCGTGTTACCGACTATAGTAGATCGGGTTTTACAGTTGATAACTTATTTGAAGAAATGGACAAGAAAGAGGAATAATTGTGGAATTAAATAAAGAATTAGAAGAATTAAAAAATAAAAATGAAGCCCCTCAGTGGATGTCAGAAGCAGGATATATTACAATTTCTAAGGGTTACAGGTTAAAAGGAGAAACTCCTAAAGCAATGTATATGAGGGTAGCTGTTTCTGCAGCAAACTCTTTATTTAAAGATGTTACCCCTACTGTAAGTGTAATCCCTTTAGGATTTGTAAAAAAAATTCTAGGAATGACAGAACAAGAAATGGCAGAAGTTTTTTTTGAAGCAATGTGGAAAAATTGGATGTGTCCAGCTAGTCCTGTATTAGCAAACATGGGTACAGACAGAGGATTACCTATTAGTTGTTACGGAAATGATGTAGGTGATTCTGTTCAAAGAATTATGGAATGTGCCACAGAACTTGCTCTTCTATCTAAAAATTCTGGTGGCGTTGGTATGAACTGGAATAGAATTAGACCTAGAGGCTCTCTAATCAAAAAAGGTGCAAATGGAACATCTGAAGGTATTATTCCTTTTGCTAAAATCTACGATGCAACAGTAATAGGTATTTCTCAAGGTTCTACTCGTAGAGGAGCAGCATCAGGTAATTTAAACATAGAACATGGCGATTGGTATGAATTTGTTAGAATGAGAAGACCTGAAGGGGATATTAACAGACAATGCGGTAACTTACATCATTGTACTGTTATTAACGATTCGTTCATGCAAAAAGTAATGGACGGAGATTACGAAGCTCGCTCTAAATGGGCAGAATTAATGAGAAATAGAATGGAAACTGGTGAACCTTATATTATGTATAAAGATAATGTAAATAAGACCAACCCAGCAGGATATAAAAAGCATGGATTAGAAATTGATATGACTAATATTTGTAGCGAGATTACTTTATTTACAGATGATGAGCATAGTTTTATTTGTTGTCTAGCTTCAGCAAATTTAGTAAATTTTGACGAATGGAAAACAGAAAGAATAAAAAACCTTTCTTTACCTCAAATCATGACTTTATTTTTAAATGGAGTTTTAAATGAATTCATTGTTAAGGGTAAAAAAATAGTAGGATTAGAAAAAGTAGTAAGACATGCAGAAAAAGGAAGAGCAATTGGGATAGGGGTTTTAGGTTGGCATACGTTGCTTCAGTCAAAAAACTTGCCATTTGAATCATTCCAAACAATGATGTTAAATACCGAAATATTTAAGTTTATTCATACAGAAGCTCAAAGTGCATCTAAAATGTTAGCGGACATTTTTGGAGAACCGATTTGGTGTGAAGGCTCTGGGATGTATAACTCTCATTTGATTGCTATTGCACCTACAAGATCTAACTCAATAATTTCAGGGGATGTATCTCCAGGAATTGAACCTATCATTGCAAACGCTTATGTAGATAAAACAGCTAAAGGAACTTTTATTAGGAGAAATCCGTTTCTTATGTTAGTATTAGAGCGTTATAATAAAAATAACGACAAAATATGGAAAGATATAGCAAGAAATCACGGATCAGTACAGCATTTAGATTTCCTAACAGAAGAAGAGAAAAACGTGTTTAAAACAGCTTACGAAATTAACCAACTTGCTCTTGTTATGCAAGCATCTCAAAGACAGAAATTTGTTTGTCAAGCACAAAGTCTCAACCTATTCTTTCCTTTTGGAGTAAATCCTGCGTATTTCAACAAAGTTCACCTTGAAGCATGGAAAATGGGCGTAAAAACTTTATACTATTGCAGATCTAAGTCAGGTATTCAGGCAGATGTGGCAAATAGAGATGATGGTTGTTTGTCTTGTGAGGCATAATTTGTGATATTATATATCAAGAGGTAAATATGAGCAATCTAGATACAGATTTTTGGGATAGGAATGAAGAAGAGTTAGAATATGATACAGAACAAGAAAGTTCTGAATCATCTTACAATGAAGATTCGTATGAAATGGAAGATTCCTTAGAAGGAAATGAAATGGATTTTTTAGATGAGCCAGAAAAACAGTCTAGTGTTGTTGATAACGCTAGAATTCGCTTAGAACAAGGTAGATTGTACGAAATGCTTATTAAACATGATTTGTTTGAAGGTGTAGATGCTATGCCTCAAGCTATTAATAAAGTTCAATCCGAAATTAAAGAATTTATAGTAGAAAGACTAGAAATTTTATTAGGAATGAAGGCCGAAAAAGAAAAGGAAGTACATCATATTGTTAAAGAATCTCAATTTAACGAAATTGAAGTTCAAGCATTAAAAATGATTGCAAGAAAAGTTACTAAAGGAGCTAGTGATAGTGTAGTAACTGAATCAAAAACAAAAAACGAATTAAATAGTGTAAAAAATAACTTTAAAACACCTCCAAAACCTCAAACTATTTCAAAACCTCAAACACAGAACAGGCCTCAAGCTGTAAAATCGCAGGGAAAGCCTCAAGCTTCGTCACCGCAGAAGCAGATGGAGAAGAAGACGGTTACTACTAAACCTAAATTTCCTGTGAGAAAGGAAATAACAGACGCTTCACCAGAAGTGCTGGCAAAACAAGATATTAAATATATCGAATCTTTAAAAAATATGTCTTTAGAAGAAGCAGGAAAGATTGTATCTGAAAAATACGCTAGACCTAGATCTCCTCAAAGAATAGATCAAGAATCGGTAAATAGATTATACACTCAAAAAATGTCAATTAACGAAACAGCACAAACATTTTCAGCATTATTGGCTGCAGCTAAAAGAAAATAAGGAGAATATATGAGAGAAGAACAAAAATTACCTAGATCAAAAGAAAAACTTGAAACTTTAACAGAACAAGCATTAAATACAGCAAGAAGAATTTCTGAAATGGAACTTATTGTTTTTAATATTGCAAGAGAGAATGAAATTTTAAGAAATGCTTTACAATTAATTCATGAAAAATTAGAAGCTGTTATTTCTTTACAAAACAATAATCAGTCATTAACTAATGAAAATATTAATGAAGCTGTTGTAAAAATGAAAGAAGCTTCTTTAAAAGAAAAGATTGATGCAATGGTAAAAGAAGGTACTATCGAGCTTGCTGATACTGTAGGAGAAGATTCTTTAATTGTAAGTAGAGAATTAAGTAAAGAAGGTAAAGTAGAAAACCCTAGACTACAATTCTTAGTAGGAAGATTGGTGGACGAGCTTAAGAATAAATTTTTAAATAAAAAAGTTGGGGATTTGATTGTAGGTGAAGATAATAAATTAGATATCGAAATTATGGAAATTTATAATTTAGTAGCCAAGCCTATGACTAGCGAAAATAATCAAAATGAATCAACTCAAGAATAGGTATAAAAAATGAGATTTACAGAAGAACAAATTGCTTTTATTTTAGAAAAAAAATCAGTAAGCAAAAGAAGTTATGCAGAAATCGTAGCCGCATTTGAGGTAAGGTTTTTAGAAAGTATTTCTGAACCAGAAGTAAGACAAGTCTGGGAAAGATATAAAAACCAAGATACAACTCCAGCTAGTGATATCAAGGTATTAAAATCTATTGCTAGAGCTAAAAAAACAAGCTCTTTTGTGGCAAAGGAAAGTAGAACTATCCTTCAACAATGGAATGATAGGGATGATATTTTGGATGCTATCAGAGAAGCTGCTAAGGCTGTCAATAAAATTAAAGTTAAACCTTATAAAAATGTTAAACACAAAAATAAGGTAGGAATTACAAAAGAATTACTACTATCAGACATCCATTTTGGTAAAAAAACAGATGATTTTAATTTAGATGTTTGTAAAAAAAGACTAGAAGAAGTAGTACATGCTACGATTGGAGAGATTGAGCGTGACAAAAAAGACTACAATATTGATGAAATTGTTATAGCCTTACTAGGTGATATTATTGAAAACTATTCTATGCACGTTTTAGAATCAGCAAAAGGGTGTGAGTTCGGTAATGCAAAACAAGTTTACGAGGCTTTAATCAATATATTTAAAATTGTTATTCTACCTTTAAACCAATTAGGTATTCCTATTAGGGTGGTGTGTGTGACAGGAAATCACGATAGAGATGGTGAAAATAGAACCTATCACAATCCAGGTGAGGAGAATTTTACCCATATTATCTATAATGCACTTAAAGATTTTGCAGAATTTTCAAAACTTAAAAATATACAGTTTATTATTCCTAAAGAGCCGTGGGCAATTATTAATATTTACGGAAATACGGTACTTTATGAGCATTATGACAACTGTAAAAACGCAGACAGAAAGGGTTTAGAGACTTTAATGACAAAAAGAGCTAATCAACTAGCTATTAATATTGATTATATGCGTGGAGGTCATTTTCATGAGCCTACCAGTTTCCGAAATGGTCGTATGCAAATTAACGGATGTTTAACAGGAAATGACAGTTTTGCCTCAGTTTTAGGGTTTAATGCCGAAGCATCCCAGACTTTAAATACTTTTGCAAATTCTAAAAACAGACGTTATAAAATGTATAAAAGTTTTAATATATTACTAGAATAACCTAATACTTCCAATAACTTAGCTTAGGAGTTTTAGAAAAATTAATCTTTAGTTATATAGCGTATAACTCTAGGAGATATGTAGTGGGAAGAGGTTATCGTAAGTTTAATAAGGTTTCTTTCCCCGAAGAAAAAGAAGGGAATGTTAAAGAAGCTAATAGAAAACTCAGAGCTGAAATTAGAAGTTTAAAAAAGATAATAAAAATTTTAGAAAGCGAAAACAGAACATTGTCTAGATCGTTTAATAAAAGTTGTGATTATATTCAAGAAGTTGTAAAGGATAAAAACTTAGAAGACGTAATGGATATGATTAGCGATTTTGACTATAAAGAAACAGAAAAAGGAAGGGAAAAGGAAAAAGGTAAAAACAGTAGTCAAAAAGAAGACAAAACTTGTCCCAAATGCAATAATGCTAAATATAAGGTGATGAATTTTGGAAGCTTTAAAATACATACCTGTACATGTGGCTATAGAGAGAAGGTAATAATAGCAAATGAAGGAATCGAAAGAAGTTAAAGCATTAAGAAGCAAGCTACTAGGTATGGAAATGGAGTTAAACTTAATTTCTAGAGATCTTGATCGTTTTAAAGCAGAGTTAAAGTATAATGAAATAATGTTAGAAAATATTTTAGAAAATTTAGATTTTTTAACTAACGAAGCTGTTGCTATTTCTTTGTCTGAATTTAAAAAAATTAAACATCAAAAAAATTTAATAGAAATGAGGATTAAATACTATAAAGAAAAAATAAGTCCTCTAGAGCAATCCCTTAATAAAAAAGAAGATTTCCATAAACAAGAAATGGAAAGATTTGAACAGTTATATAGGATGCAATTTAAAAACAACGTATTGGAGTTTCCTAGTGATAGAAGAAAGAAAGCGTAAAATAGTAGAAGAAGATGATTTTATTGATTGTCCTAAGTTTAAGAATAGTATTAAATTCTTAATTGAAAAAAATCCTGATGGAGTTGATGATGAGGTTATCGCTAAAGTTTTAAACATTTCTGTAGAAGAGGTTAATGAATTATATAATAATGCTATTACTAAACTTAAAAAAACTTTAGAAGTATAATTATGATTTTGATGAGCGAACTATTAAAAGGTAAAAAATTAGAAGATCTTTCAGAAGAAATTCAAACAAACTTAAATAAACTTTTACCTATTATTAACAATGTTAGAACTTTATACGGACACCCTATGACTGTATCTTCTTGTGTTCGTACAATGGACGAACATCTTGCTATATACGCAAAAAAAGGTATCACGGATAAATCTAAAATACCTATGAAATCAAAACATTTGTACGGCCTAGCTGTAGATATTTACGATCCTAATAAAGAATTACAAAAATGGTGTTTATCCAACGAGCAGACTCTTAAAGAGATAGGGGTCTGGATGGAATCGTTTGACGCAACACCTAATTGGGTTCATTTTCAAATAGTTCCTTACGGCTCTTATCAAGAAGGCAAATCGCTCTGGTTTAAGCCTTAAACTTTTTCTTTACATTCATTTCATTACATGATACTATATAGTAGTAATAAATTACAAGGAGTTTTTTATTAATTATTTATGCTTCGACATCGAGACTGGTGGGTTAGACAAAAAGAAACACACAATTACTGAAGCGTATTTTGGAATATGGAATAGTGATTGGGTTTTGCTAGATGAGCTTCATGTATATATGAAACATGATAACGGAACAATTGTTGGAGAACCTGAAGCTTTCAAAATAACAGGAATTGATCCTGTTGTATTGTTAGATAGTCCAGACACTCTTACTTATTCTGAAGCCAGAGAAAAGCTTTTGTCAATGTTAGAAAAACATAAAATCCCAGGAAAAAGATCCCACTATAAATACTTAGGACAAAATATAGTAGCTTTTGATATTCCTTTTATGCAAGAGCAAGGTTTTTTTACAGAAACTCATGCAAAAAAAGCAGGAATACACCATAATGCAATTGATACCACTCAAATAGTAACTTGGCTTAAAGATATAGATGTATTACCTTCCAATGTAGGGAATTTAGGAAGTTTAGTAGAATATTTCGGTCTTCCTAAGGGTATTGCTCATAGAGCAAAAGATGATGTTCACATGCAAAAAGAAGTATATATAAAATTATGTGAATTATTCAAGAAAAACTCATTAAACAATTTAGGTATGTCAGATAACGATCTATTAAAGATTGTGGAGCTTTAGTGAAAAATTTTATTACTCCTAATTCGCATCCTGCAAGTTTTTTAACAGGATCAACACTAGAATCAATGGTGGATAAAATGGCTAGTTTAAATACTGGTTATTTTGTTTGTACTGATAATGGGTATTTAACAGATACATATAAAGCATATCTTTACTCTAAGAAAAAAAACCTTAAACCTATCTTAGGTAGTGAGATATATGTAATTCCTTCTGATAAAGTATATGAAAATACTAAATCTCAAAAAATCAAATACTTTACATTAACACTTCATGCAAAAAATCAAGAAGCATATCAATTTCTAGTGAAAAAGATTTCAGAAAAAAACAGACCTACTTTAAAACTATTAGAACATGAATACCCTACATTCACTTGGAGTGACTTAAAAGATTTTGCTGAAAAAGATTTTACAGCAGTAATCGGAGGGCCACAATGTATTGTGGCAAAAAATCTTTTAGTTAATGAAGAAGAATTAGCTAAAAAAGTTTTTCTAAAATTAAAAGAATTATTTAAGAACAATTTATATTCATCTATTATTCCTTTAGAATTTGATAAAAAATGGACCACATCTAGCCATTTTGTATTTACTAATGGTCAAAGTGCAACTGTCGATTCATCTATAATGGCTGAAACAGATTTTACTACGACTTATAGAGTTAGTCTAAGAGAAGTAGCAGAAAAACCAGGAAAACATAAGACAATTAAGAGAATTTATGTTAACGGAATAGGATATAATGTAAATAAATCTATAGTTTCTGCTGAAAATTTTAAAGAATTTAAGACTATAGGACAAGATATATTTAAAATGTATAATGATTTTATTTACTCTATTTCAAAAGAAAATAATGTTAAAATATTAATCAATGATTATTCATATTTTGCAAGTAAAGACGATCAATTAGTTCAAAATTTGAAATTAGGTGAAGAAACAAGGATCTACACTAATAATTCTATTAAAAATACAGAAGAAGTGCTTTCTTATCTAAAAAATAACTATTCAGAACAAGAAATTCAAGAGTTTATTAATAATAGTCATGAATGGGCTAGTAATTTTGATGGGTTTTCATTAAAATACAATTACAGACTTGTTAAAGATGGAAGTAATTCCCTTCAAAAAACAATGGAACTAATCAAAAAGATTGGTCGTTTTGATATTAACAATCCTGAACACAAAAAAAGACTAAAACACGAAATAGACGTAATACATAGTAATGGTGTTATTGATCTTTTACCTTATTTTTTTCCTATTAGTGAAGCCTTAAACTACTATACAGATAACGGAAGAGTAGTAGGTCCTGCCAGAGGCTCTGGTGGAGGTAGTTTTTTAATGTATTGTATGGGTATTACACAAGTAAATCCATTAAAATACGGACTGTATTTTTCTCGTTTCCTAACATTAGGTCGTATCCAAAAAGGGACTCTTCCTGATGTCGATGTTGATTTACCTGATAGAGAACTTCTGGTAGAAAATGGAGGCTTCCTAGATACAAAATACAAGGATAAATGGTCGCAAATCTCTACTAGAACTCTTATGAAGTTAAAATCGTCCATAAGAGATGTTAATAGATTTAAAAAGGGTAAAGTAGAAGATGAAATAGAAGTTTTTGCTAAAAATTTAGAACCAGCCCCTCAAGGTGTATCTGATAAAGATTTTGTGTTCGGATATGATGAAACGCCAGGATTAAT